TTGGCAGTGGAGATACTGGCGTTAGTAACACCAATCGTGATTTGACCGCTTGCAGGGCTGTTGTCGGTAATGGTGAGAGAGTCACCAGCAACAACATCAGTGGTTAGAGCAGTATCAATCTTGCTGTCGATACGACCATCAATAGCCCCTGTAGTGGCAGCGTGGGCGTTATCAGCCGTCCAAGGCTCAGCAGAACCAATAAAACCACCAAGGACTTGAAGGTCACCAGTACCAGTGGTCAGAGCTGCGTAAGTATCACTAAATTCTTGAAGACCAAAACGAATCTGGTTATCAGCGTTGTTAAGGTCTTGAGCAGTTAGTGTTGAACCTGCGGTATAAACCACAGTTGCATCACTAATGTCTGTAATTCGACTGATGCTAACCGTTGCGTTACTAACAGCAACACCCAGAACAATTGCAGTACCAGCGCTGTTAAAGGTGTAATCAGTACCTTGAGTTTTAAGGGTGCCGTTAACAGTTACAGCAATATCAGCTTGACGAAGATACGGAATTGGATCTCCGCTGCTGTTAGTTAGAGCAAACGTTGTACCAGAAGCACTGGTGTAAGTAACTGATGCGTAAGCCATTACTGAGCACCTCCGGTCAGACGATTTTGAAGGACAAGCTGTTTCATTTCTGCAGGAGCTTTGTAGCGTTGACCGGGAAGATCACCCATTAAGAATTGCTCCTTAGCAATACTAATTAGTTTATCAACCTCGTTCTTAAGAATTACTCGCCGCATATTGTCTTCACGACCCCAATTAGGATCCTGAACAAGGCCCATAGAACCCATACGGAACGGAGAGTCAACAGAAGGGTACTGTTTGTACTGCTTGCTGTTTACGAGGTCTTTGAGATAAGCGTGAGCACCTTTGTACTGTTTGTTAAACACAGGGTCGTAGTACTCAAACTCAGAGTTCAAGAAGTGGTTGAAGTCGTTAAGAACAGCTTCATTGATGCCAACCCCATCAGCACTAAACAGGGTCTTACGAGGAGGCGAAATAAGGTTTACTACCATCTCGTTAGCCACAGGGTCTTCTCCAAGCTTGTCAGGGAACAGCCAGTAGCGTCCAAGGACAGCCTGAACGGGATACCACTTACCAGCGTGATTGGCGTTAATGGTGGTTCCAGGCTTGCCATACCAGAGGGCCTTACGAGACGCTGTACGGAACTCAGGCTCGTTACGGATAACAGACACCAAAGCATCAGCAATGACGCCTACAGGGCTGTACTCAGAGGCAATACCAAAACTTCCAAATGAGGAATCCAGGATGCTGTTGCCAATGTCAGACATCGTGATTCCTTTTTCACCAAGCTTTCCAGTTGAGTAGAAACCTTTACCAGCAAAGCGAGTAACAGGACTTGCAGGTTTACGAGGATCAAAGCCTTGAATAACAACCTTTCTAAGGTTGAGGTAAGGATCGCTAACCTTAGCCACAGAGTCTGCAATCAGCTTTTGCATCCGAGATACATCACCAGTACCTGCTGCAGTAAGAGCCTTGATTACTCGATCAAAACCAGCAATGGCGGGGGTTTCCAGAATGGTGTTTGCAAGAGAAGCAATAGCAAGAGCAAAAGCACCAGAAGTATCTCGGCCAGGAGAAAATTCTTGAAGATCTCGGATACTGGCGTGGAAAGCAAGGGTGTTGCCAATACTAGGAAGGTAACGATAAGGAAGCATCATGCCGCCAATTTTCCAGGTATAAGGATCACGAGCACCCTCTGTTTCTCGGTAAGTATTTTCAAGACCTCCAGTTAAGTCTTGGTTACCATCTCTAACCAAAAAGAAAGCAAGGGCATTGATTCCAAGAGCCATAGCCAAAGCTCCTTGAGCACGGTTACGGACTTTTGGATCAGAGCTTACATACTTGCTTTCAAAATCAATAATGTCTTGACGGGTTTTAGCAGGAAGACGATTTGCAATGCTTTCAGGCAGTGCTTTCATGCCGGTAGAAAGACCAGCCCTAAAAGCATCAAGACCGGCTTGACCTACTTCACCGCCGTAAGAAATCATTACAGCACGCTTAATTCCGTTAATAGGAGAAGTAAGGAACGGGAAAATGTCACGACCAAAAGCAGCAAGAACAGGGTGCTTGCTATTACGCAAAGCGTTTACAGCATCAGCAGTGTTAGCCAAGGGACCAGTCAACTCTTCAGTAAGGTTGATCGCACGAGTCAGCTGAAGGATTTGGTTATCAAGAACTGAGTAACCAATTGTTTGTTGATCAAAACCAACCTTGACTGGTTTGTACATATCAGACGTTTCTTTGTTCAAACGCCTTGCAATTTCTTCAGCTCGATCTGCAAAATCAATTACACCAGCAGAAATTTGTTCATCAACTTCCTTATTCACAACAGCCCTGACGTGAGCGTTGGCAAAGAGAGCGGTAGTAAACTCATCAGCCGCTGCAGAAAGCTGCATAGGCAAAGTGAGGTTTACATTTTCACCACCTGGGTAATAACTCTTCTTACCAAGACCCATACCGCGAAGGGCAGTGGTTGTGCCACCCATGACGTACTTACCAAACCAGCTCCGCTTTTCCCAAGCCTCAGCAGGCATGAAGTAATCGTGGAACGCTTTGAGAAACACTCGGCTTCCGTTGATGGTGTCAAACAGTTTGTCGTCCTTTTCACCACGTTCCATGACGTAGTTAACAAAAGGAATCCTTACTTGCTTTTGAGCAAGGTCTTGAGCGATGGCTTCTTCACGACGCAAACCTCCAGCCCTCTGGATTTCGTAAGCGCTGTCAGCGGCCTGTGCAGGGTCTGAGATGGCCTTGCCGTACACAAAGCGATTGAGAGTGGCTTCAAGGGCTTCTCCAAGTGCAAAGCGAGTTTGAAGAATAGTGTCAGCAGAAATACGAGCCTCTTCAAGAGATTCTTTAGCGTATTCAGTTCTACCAAGCCACTTAGCTCTAGCTGCGTCAATAACACCAGAAACTGATTGAAAACCTAACTGTATGTAAGTTTCAGGAACACCCTGAATAGGAATTGAAGAAATAGTTGCAGGGTTAGACAGCGGAGAACCAATCTGCAACCGAGCCAAAACTGCATCAGCAGTAACTTCAAGATCTTTCAGCTTGCTGATGTCACCTTGAGACTCATAAATCTTCTCAACAAGACTTTCAAGACCAGCAAGGTCGTCATCAGTTAGATCTTCGTCGTCACTGATCTTTTTGAATAGATCACCGTAGTGCTCTTCAAGTTCTGCTTTAGCTGCTTTGGTTTTGTCAGCAAGAACATCAGCAAAGTTCTGGTTGTCACCAAAGGTGGCTAGTTCTTGGTTAAAGCGACTGAACAGTACCTTGGGGTCTCCAGCAGCAAACTGAAGACGGTTACGACGGTCAAACAACCGAAGAGCGTTACCAACGCCATACATCATCTCGTTAAGAGCTTTGGCGTTAGCGACAAAGACCTGAAAATTAGTCTTGAAGTTATCCAAAGCAGTGACACGATCAAGACCAGGAATATCTTCATCGTTCATGATCTTCCTGAGATCCCGAGCAGCAGCCAAAGCAGCAGAGGCGTTGGAGTCCAGGGTTGCAGTAGGAACCATGATCTTGTTCAGGTTCTTCTGAATGTCCTTACCAACCTGCTCAGCGCTAATAAACTCAGCCAGTTGATTGAGCCTGGAGTCACCACCCATAAACTCAGCAAGCTTACGAATGGCTAGACCGTATTGCTGAGGAAGGATTGCGTCACGATCAAAGGTCTCAAACAGCGCTTTAACAGCAGCAGCGTTGTCAAAGCTACCGGTGTATTTAGTAGCGCTGGTGTTGTAAATTTGGAACGCTTTATCAGCAATGTCCTCGTCACCAGTCTTGTCAATCAGACGCTTTTGTTCCTTGAGAGCGTCTTCATAACCTTTGGTAAAGTCCTTGAGGTTTTCAAAAGTCTCACTAGGATCCTGGTTGATCTCAAGGTCCCTGTTAACTTCACGAATTATTTCACGAGGGTTAACAGCGATGTCATCACCAGGGACACTTTCACTCAGAGCACGATTAGCTCCAATGGTGTCAGTGTCGACAACAATCTCACCGTCATCAGTTTTGGTTACAGGAACCTGATTAACGACAGGAGCATCTGGCTTAGGAATGACCAACGAAGCAGGAGGTTTAATGGCCTCCTCAAGATCAGGAGTAATACCCTGAG